CATTATGTTGTTAGTTTTATCGCTTCTGCTTCTGTTAATACTCTATCGTAAACCCTTGTGTCGTGTACTTCACCTTGAAAAAAACTAAACGTTCCATTGTTACCAGCAAAGTTTAAAACATTTAATCCTAAACTTACAGTGCCTATTGTCTGTGTAATCTTTAAAATGCCATTTATGTAGAGTTTAAACTCGTTGTTTTTAAAAGTTAATGCTAATTTGTTTCTTGTGTCAAATGTGATACTTTGTGTGTTATCAAATTGCCCAACCCCACTTGTTTCAGATATAGTTCTAACTGTTGAATTATCATCTCTAAATAAAAATATAATTTCATTGTTAGTTGTTCCGTCAGATAATGTTATTCTTTGAAAATTACTCTCTTTAAATGGCGTTACATCTACAAAAAAAGTTCCTTCAGATATATTAAATAAAGCGGCATTGCCAGCGTCTTTACAAACATCAAATGTTCTAGTCGTTACACTGTTTACAGTCGGCACATAGCTAGTTACATAGCTATTCTCTTGAACTTGACAGCCCCATAAAAAACAATTTGCATTTGCATTTATATCTGTACTATCAATAACGCCGCTTGAGCTTCTAGAGCTAAAATAATTAGTTAATCCTGCTGCGGTGTCAGTCGTGTAGGTCATTGAAATTCTGAACCAACCGTTTTTTAATTCCTCAACATTTGAGTTTAGAGCCGTAAAGCTGCTAGATGCTACATATTGTATAATTTGTTTAGTAGAAAATTGAAACCTTAAATCTACTCGACTAGGGAAGCTCCCTGTTGCTCTTATAGCAAAAAAATCACCTTCGCCTTTTTTTACAAAAATAGAAGTAGTGTAAGTTTTAGCTACAGTTGCTTTACTAATTGTGTCAAGGACAAAACTTGAGCTTGTAGATGTTCTTTGTAACTTATCTGCATTTAATTCACCACTTGGAGAAATTGTATTATCAGCTGTTATAGTGCTTTGAATTGCAAGCCAAGCTGCATTGTCAAACTGTTGACTGTAAACTTGCAAGTTAGTTACTGTTGGTTCTAAAAGTAAACTAGGACATTCTGTGTTTAATGGGTTATAGGTTAGCCTAGCTTGATTTAAAGCAACCCCTTCTATTAACCCCTCTTTATTTATTCTAGTAGCATCTGCATCTACTGAAACAGTAAAATCGCCGCTTCCGTCACTTGGAAGTATTGAATAAAGTTTAGCATCGGCAGCATTATAGCCGCTTGGTATCATTGCTAATATTGGGTTCTCCATTATCTTTGTGTTATGTTATTTCTCATTCTTAACCACTAATAAAGGTTTTGTCTCTTTTTTTAAATAAGCTATTAACTTAGTTAAGTTTTTATTTTTTACTTTATATTTCATTAAAGTACCCAGCCGTTAAACGTTGTATTTGTATCAGGATTTATATCGTTATTTGTGTTGCTTGTATATTCAGGAAACAAAGAACTGTTAAAACATAAATAATCCACTAACCTAGTTGAGTAGTAATTAGCGTACTCTCTAGCTTTACCAACTAAATAATCTACCTCGTTTTTATCTACCGATTGTGAGTTTTCAGCTTGATGCTTATAAACGCCTCCTTTGGCTATAGTGTAAGCACTGAAAGGAATATAATTCATTTGAGCAAACCAAATTAAAGTTGGCTGAATAAAATCTGTAACTAAACTTAAATAATCACCAGTTAAAGTTCCAGCTATAATATCAGCACTTATGCGATTGTATAAATCCGTTCCTAGTAAATTCTGCACGTCAATTTCTTGCGCCACTTTAACGAACTGAATTATCTTGTCATAATCTACATTCCCGTCAATGATAGAATTCCTTACTAAGTCTTCTCTTGTTATAAATAATGCTGTAGCCATATCTTAGTTTTTAAATCCCATTTTATTCCAGTAAGCGGCTGTATATCCAGCATATTGCATCTCTGCTGGTGCTTGTGCTACTTTTTTATTATTAACTGGCGCTCTAAAGCCCCTTCCCCTCGCTTCTCTTGCTTGTATTGCCTTTCCTAGTCCTTTGCCGCCTTTACGAGCAAAAGTCTTTCTAATGAAAGCGTGTTGGCATCGGGCCCCGCCTTTCCACTTCCAGACCGAATACGTTGGTGCTCCTTTTACCCCGAAGCCAGGATTAACTGCTATATTATCCATTGCTATAATGTCTTCTTTACGATAAACTTTATTTGCTGATATCATTTTATCACAGAAACTACGAGATTGACCCGTTTTAGAACCTTTTATTAACCTAGTATATTTGTATCTTACTAAAAATTCAACGCCTTCTTCAGTTTTTTTCTTGCTAGTACCATCTTGCTCACTTTCTCTGTATGGAGTTGCTTTACCAGTACTAACGAAATTCCATATTTTAGCTAATATTGTGCTATCATCATCCGTATTTAAGTCTGTTATCACCTCGTCTAATTGGTCTTCAAGCTCATAATCGACCTCTGCTTCGTGTTCTAGGTTGTAATCTGCTAATAAATCATCTTCGTTTTCACCTAAATCTATTAATTTTTTAAGTATTTCATTACCTAAATCTTCTGGAAGTTGCTCACTTAACTTAACACCCGTTTCTTCTTCCATTGTTTCGCTGTCCATTACGTTCTCTAAGTCTTTAAACTGTAGCGGCTGAAGCGTTTTAAAGTACAATTTAAGCGATATCTGGTTGTAGGATAGTATAGTATCAAACGCGTCTATTAAAAGCGTCTGAAACGGCTGTATAACAGTATTCTCCATTAAGATACTAGCTGTTTCTAATTCTTCAGCGTTATTTCCTAAACCAGTGCTATCTTTAATACCTAAAAGCATAGGAGATACAACCCTATGAGATACCATTACCTTTTTAGAACTTTCGTCAGAAAGAAATTGATATTGTAGATGCGCTTCGCTTAATTGTATGGGTTCAATGGTTGCGGCACTCTCTGGGTTATCATTAAAGGCGAGTATAAATTTGCCAGCATTACTAGATCCGCTGAATTTTTCGTAAATTCTATTCTCTAACATTTGACGTTCTTCAGCGTTTGGAGTACCATTGTTAAAATTGATTAACATTGACGGAGCTAATCCGTTTAAGATGTTATTTAAATGGTAGTTGCTTATCTCTTGTTCGAGCTCAGCATATTGAAGTCCCCCTGCATAATCTGGACTAGAATAATATTTATATCCAGCTCTGTATGGTTTAACATACATTATCTCTATGTTCTCTTTACTAAAGCCGTATGCTGGTATTCTTAAAGTGTTCCCAACGTTTTTAACCTTTGCCCAATTATCTGAATAATAATAAGCTTCTATCTCGCCTTTATCGTTACATTTTTCAGCTCTTAAGTTTTCTACTGGTATGTGTTCAACTTGTGCAATTGACTTTCTATCCTTAGAATAAATAACTTGCATAGCTGTCTGGCCCATAAGTTTAAGGTCATAACAAACCTTGCGAACCATATCCTTTTTAAGCAAAGAAACCATTTGAGCGTATTGGTCTGGCTTTTTATTTGAATTTAAAGCATCTAACCCACGCCCGTAAATCATTTGACTAATTCCGTTTATAATAGCGTTGTTTGTTGGGCTACCATTATAGCGGTCTATTAAATACTGAAAATAAGCATTATCAGCGCCATAGGAAACCCACTCCTTATTACCAGTTTCTATTATTTCTGGAGACGTGTAAGTACTTAAATTAACTATTCTTAAATCGTTCATATTATAATATATTCGTTACTAGCAGTGTCTTCGCTAACATACTGATTTTTATTTATTGTATAATAATCGTTACTAGTTTGGTTTATAGTTTGATTAGTACAAAAAACTTTGTCTTTATAAATTACTTCAGTGCCGTTTAAAACCTCTAAAATAAAAAAGTCATTTTCTACTAGCGTTCCAAAAATAGCGGGCAATAGTAAATAGTTTCCGCTTATTGTTGAAGTCGTACCAACTGAAACAACTACGTTTGTACTTTCGCTTCTTAAGTTAAGAGTTAAAGCACCTACGACAAATTGTCTAGGTATTACGTTAAATGTTTTATTGCCGCTTGTCTGGATTAGTTGCATATTAATATATAAAGAAAACTAAATAATTTTGTATAGTATATAAATAAAAAAAGGGGTATCCGTTAAGATAACCCCCTTTTAAAACAATTAAATCAATTCTTATGGTGTTGGGTTAATTGGTGTTCCACTTGCATCAGTTGGTAAAGCAGCTAAGAAAAATGGTGGTTCATTTTCTTGAGCTAATAAAGTAAGCGTAAAACCCGAGAGGTCACCCATTGCAGCTCCCGTCACAATTGTACCACCGTTCACTTCAGCTCCGTTGTCTTTACCTACTAAAAAGCCGTTTCCGTTATAGTCTTCTATTACTATTTGTGGGCGACCTCTTGAAAGTAGTTTAATTTGTTCTTGAGTTGCTGTATCTAAAAACGTAAATGTAGCGCTCAAAGTAGTTTCAAAGAATGTTGTTCCGTTCTCTCTGCTGCTTGTGATAGCAGTTTCAAGGCTAGAGTTTCCTTTTACTTCATATTTATAAAAATCCGCTGTAGTTAATGTTATTATTCCAGTTGAAGGGTCTGGAGTTAAGTCTGCGGTTGTAGTATCGTAAGGCCCAAAGAATATATTCTTTATGCCGCCGACTGCTGATTTGCACGGAATTTTTCTTCCGTTAGTTACTGAACAAGCCATAGTTTATAGTTTTTTTAAATAAAAAAGGGTAGGCAGAACCTACCCCTTTCTAAAATTAATTAATTAGTTATTAAGAATAAAGAACAATGTCTGTTACTTCTCCGTATTGAACTCCAGCTGTATAACGAAGAATGACACGAACATTCATTGATCCGTCAACTTCTTGCATATCAATAGTACGTACTTCTTGAGATTCGTTTAATAATCCAGTTCCGAAGAATAGATTAGACTTCTCAGCAGCGATCATTGTATTATCAGCCATACCTTTAGATACTACGATTTGAACACCATCAAAGAACAAGTTTCCTAATACTTGATTTGTTCCTTTGCTATCATAACCAGCATTGTCTCCAGCTGCAGCAAATCCCCCAAGAGCTCTAGTGTAAGCACGAGCAACATTTGAAGAAACATATAATCTTAAATCATCTTTTCCGTAAACAGTTGTAGGGATAGCGTCTACCACTAAGCCTATTTGAGCGATAACGTTTGCAGACGTAATTGCTGCAGCGGCAATCTCTTGCCCGGCTGGTAAAGCAGCATCAGCAGCTAATAAAGTAGCAAACCCAGAAAAAGAACCAGCACCGCCAGCACCAGACCATATTTGAGTTTCTGTGAAATCAGATACTTTAGAAGCAACGTGTGCTAATACGAAATCAGAGAAAGAAGCTGGTAGGTCTGCATATTGCGAGTACCCCATTTCAGCTCCTTGCCAAGTTGCAAAAAGATCTTTTTTACACAAATCTAAATTTACTTGAAACTCTTTAGGCTCAAGAATTTGTTCTGTTAATGTTAATGTTCCTTGTCCCGTTTGAAAGTCGCAAGTTGCGTCCCTTACGATGTTGTTAGTAGATGCTTTTTGAATTACAGACTTAAACCTTACATTAGGCATAATTGTAATTTCTTCATTTGCTAAAGTATCTCCTGAAAGTAACGCAGCTGCGATATATTTTCCTGAAAATTCACCAGCATAACTAGTTGTAATTGCTAAACTCATTTTTATTTATTTTTAGTTGTTATTTATTATTTATTAAAACTTGCCAATACTCTGTCCATTGTATTCGCTTTCCTGCTTGAAGCTATTTTAAATTTATGCGTTGCTTTAAATGCTTCAGGATTAGAAACAATAGGCTCGGCGCTTGGCTCGTTTAATTCTGCTTGTACTTCAACTGGAATTTCTTGAGATAATTCAACAGTTAATTTGTTTCCTGCTTCAATTGCTGAAAGTTCTTCTTTTAAACTTTCTTTAGATTTAATGTCAGCTATAGCGTCTTCTAGGTTTTGAATTCTACCCATCATATCTCTAATAAGGTCATCTTCTTCTGCTAGTTCTTCTTCTACTTCTTCACCTTCTTCAGTTTCCTTTGCAGGCGCTTCGTCAGATACTTCACGAACATCAGCAATAACCCCTTCTTCTTCAACTACTAATAGTCTAGTGTCTTCTAGGATATACTCGCCGACTGGCATTGCAATTTTTTCTTCGTCACTAACTATAAAAACTTCTTTGCCTTCTTCAAAGCTTTCTGCTTCTATAACTGTGCCGTTCTCCAGCTTAGTTTGTTCTAGCTTAACTTCTTCGTTAAGATTTAAAACGTCTTTGATTTTTTCAATCACATTGTTTGACTTCATATTAATATATAATTTAGTTAAATTTATTTTGCATTTTCAAGCACTTGTTTTTCCAATTCCTTGTGCTCTAAGACTTCCATTACAACATTTAGTGTTGTATGTATTGTCTTTACATAAGCAGCCTCTACGACCGCCCTTTGGGCTTGTACGGCTAGGTGTTTCGTTCTTATTCTTATTCATTATCTAATTGTTTTAGTTTAGCTTCTGCCCACGTTTTAGCTGATTTGCCACCCCATAATAAAAAAGAGATAGTTCCACAAGCTTCGGTATCTTCTGGCTTGTAATACGCTTCAGCTCTGGACAAATAACTAAACATTCTTTTTATAGTTTCTTTACTTATTGGTTTGCCTTGTGCTAATTGTTGTGCCCTTACTTTGCCGACTTGTGTAGCGCATTTATTATTAACTGCTTCGTTTAGTTTTAAACCCCTCTTAGCATTGTTGCTAACTGAACTAGGGTAATCTGAATAGCTTTCTAATTCTATATCTTCACTTGTTAAAATAGCTACAACTTCACTAAGTAAATACTCAGCTTCTTTTTCTTCAATAGCTGCTAGTTCGTCTTTTATTGATTGGTCGTTAGGACGTTCCATTTTATCAGCAAAATATCCTTCAATACTAAAACCTTTTACTTTACCAGTCTTTACAAACTCATTCCAGATTTTATCGTTGTTTACTTTAACGCTTCCTACCCAAGTTCCTAAAGGCAAATCCATTCCGTACTTAACGCTCTTATCGTGGACCTTGTCTTCTACTAACCAACTTTCAACTAAAGTTAAACCTTGTATTTTGTATTGGTGTTCTAGCGTTGAATTGTTTTGGTTGCCTTGCATTAAATACATTTGCGACGCTTTTAAGACAGTTTCTTTTGAAAAATATATGTAATACTCATCATCACCGCTACGTCTATATATGGGCTTGTTAGGTATCAATAAAGCACCCATAAGGATCCTGCGCTCTTTATCTACTTCAGCAAGTTTAAACTCTTGACTTTTTAGAGCTACGAAATCTTCTTCAATAGCTGGGCTTTCAACTACGCTAATAGCTTCTATCCCCATTTCACTATCTTCGTCTAGTATTAATTCAACTATCTTCATAATTATATATAAAAGTTTTTTATTTATTTTGTTTTTTATCCTATTGTAGCGCCTTCAACAATATTATTTTGTAGACTTTGGGCTGTTGTTACATCGTTAGCGACTACGTATGTTTGTATGGGTGCTTGTGACTGCCCACCTATTGCGTCAGCTAGTTGGTTTGTTTCACTAGCTCCAACTATATTAAAGCTAGGGGGTTGTGGGGCTGGGGCAGAACCGCCGCCGCCGCCACTACCGCCTGAAGCTGCTGAACCTTTTGTGCTTGGTATTTTAGTTTTTACAATAGTTGCAACGTTAGCGATACCAGTAGCAATAATTCCAGCCGCTGCGATTGGGCCAGCAATACCACCTTGAGCTAAAGCCTTATTTGCGCCTACAAAAGTGTCTATTGTTGCTTGTGCAATACCTATAAATTTTTGTGCTTGTGCATTCTCACCAGCTAAAGCACTAAGTCCATTTAACGCACCGCTTACAGCTTCTAAGTTTGATATCTTAGCGTCTTTAGTTTTTTGGTCTAAATCTTTTTTAGCTGTTTCAAGTTCAGTATCTCTGGTTAAATTAGTTTGTCTGGATAGTTCTGTAAAATCATCTAAAGCAATTTGAGCATCTATCTTCGCTTGTGTTTCTGCATTAGCATTATCTACAATAGCTTGAAGCCTAGTCGTTTCTTGTTCAGCTTCTAGTAAATCAATTTCTTTTAATGCCTCTAACCTTGCAATTTCGTCTGTGATTTGTTCTGCATTAAACCTTTTACGCTCTATTGATAATGTGCTTTCACTTTCTAGCATAGAGTTTGTAAGCTCTATTTGCTCTCTGTCAAGTGCTAAATCATTAGCTTTTTGTTCTGACCTTAAACCTTCTACCTGAGCTAAAACTCCTTCTTTATTTGCTAAGGCATCTATTAAAGCAACTTGAGCTTCTATAGTGTTATTTTTATTTACTTCGTTTTG